AACATCTTTGGTTTTAGGCATAAGAGTGCTATTAAAGAAGGAAATCCTCAAGGCTATCTAGAGTTTGAAACTTGGCAGGATTGTATTTACTATTACAAAAGCTGGCAAGAAGAAAAGTATGATTCAGGATGCTACTATGCTTTCTTAGAGGAAGTAGGCTATGCTGAATCACAGAAGTACTGTGAAACTTTAAAAGTGTTAAAGCGGAGATGGTGAGGTAAATAAACAGCAGTAGGTTTTTATCTACTGCTGTTTTACTTTTTACTAAATTCTTAGGTTTTGCATTACTTTAATTAATTCATCAGGACTCATAATAGTTTCTATTCTTCCAGAACCTAAAAGTTTTAGAAATTTAGCTACTATTTTATAATCTCCTTTCTCCCATACTCCAGTATCTCTTTGGTAAGTTTCTAAAGGATTAAATAATTGTTTTATTAGTCTAATAGTCTTTTCTATAACAGTTTGAGCTGCCATAGGATTAGAAAAGGTTTTATAGTTTGCAATAGGATTAATAAAACCAAATAACTCTTGATGCAGCCTAAGAGAGAATAGCAAAGGATAAGCCAGTAGTTTTTTATCTTCATCATCAGCTTCATCTGATAGTCTTGCTAAAATCATACTAATAATTCCTGTAACACTGATGAAAGCTAATTCAGCTCCTGCCCTACTAAGATTTCTTCTTTCTAAAGGTGTTAAGTTCTCACTTGAAGAAAAAGGAGATAACTGTATCAAGGTATCTTTAAGCTGTGAAGTTACTAGTCTAAAGAATGTATTATAGTAACCCTCAGTTGGTGCTCCTAATTCTTGGTCTAAACCATAGGTTTTAAACCTTTTCTTCATGCCCGATGGAAAAAATTTCCTGTACATCAACGCTAGTCTTCCCAGCCAATGTCTCTCTGCTGTAACTTTATCAAAGTTATTGTAAACTCCATGCATCCTTTTATTGATAGCATGTAAAGAGTTCTGAATGTCCATATCTACTAAGCCATTAGCTGTAGGAGTTCCTTCAAGAGAAACTCCTTCCTTTAATCTTATAGCTCCATCAGGCCCTAATTCATAAGCATCTATTAAAGATATTTCTTTAGTTATACCTCCTATTTTCTGCTTTACTTTATTTCTTTTAAGCATGGCTAACATAGCTTGCACTTGAATAGCATGCTCCCCTTGATTTTGTAAAAAGAACCATGTATCTGTAGACCATGCTTTCTTCATAGCAGACATACTAACTTTTCTACCATATCTGTCTGTATATTCTCCTTGCATAGGGTCATATAACTCAATCAATTGGCCTATGAAAGAAGTAGCAGTAGGTTGAGTAAAATCTTTTACATAGTTACCTATATTTCTAGCATAGTAAACCTTTGCCCATGCTACTTCTTTCTGATTAAAAAATTCATCAGAAGCAGCTTCTATCATTAACTGAGCATTAGCTTGTAGGGAGTTAGCAGCAGAACCTACAGGGTTACCTCCAATTTGAGTTTTAGAACCAAAACCCATCAAATTGGCAGCAAGTTTATTAAAGTCTACAACTTTACCTGCTATTGCAGTTTTAGATTCTAATTGTTGTACACCATATATTTGCATGTCCATAAATACCTCAAGAAGGGCTGCTATATTATTACCTCCATGCTTCTTAACATACTTATCCCAAGATGTGATACCTGCTTTCTTAGCTGCCTCACTAATAAATCTATTACCTAAAGCATCTGTTTTTAAAGGAGGATTCTGTTTAGTTGATTCTAAAGCTGCTGTACCTACTACAACACTTTCATTGGCTGCTTCAAATTTAAGAGAAGCCTGGTCAAACATAAGTACAGAAGATAGTAAGTCTAAAGAAACATCCTCTGCTGGCATGTTTTGTGTATATAAAACAGGAATAACTTTCTGTCCTTCTACTTTTTCTCCATAGATAAAAGCATCTTCTTCTGTGTACTTAACTAGGTTTCTCCAGCTATATTTAGCATAATTGATAGCTCCGTTTTCTACTAGTCTATCTATATCAGATTTAGCTACAGAAGGAAGTATATACCCTCTTTTAGCTCTATCAGGAACTCTCTGCTGAGACTTAAAGTAAGTAGCTATTAGAAGGTCATAAAACTCCTTTTTATTCTTACTAGACTGTATCTGCTTATACCTAGGGTCTGCATACTTTGCTCTGGAAGGTCTGGAAAAATCTCTTGAATAGTAAGTAACACCTTGTATTTCTACTTGGTTATTCTTTAACCAAAATTCAAATTGCTTTTCAGATATAACATTATCTTCTACTAGCTTTTTGTGTTCTTCAATAATAGTCTTTCTTCCCTTTTCTATAACCACTACTTCTCCTGTTTCAGGATTAGTAACTGTTCTATCTTCATAAGGTAGAGCTTCTGTATTTTCTTTGTACCAGCTTTGAATAAAAGCATTCTTCTGTGTAGGGTCAGTAATAGATTCAGCCTGTTTATACATATTATTTAAGGCTTCATTGTATGCAGACATATCTACTTCTTGTACAAAAGCCATTTTATCTACAAGCTCTTTCTTCCCATGGTCATATACTTTAGTTCTAGTGTAAAAAGGCTTATAAAAAGATGAAGGTACATTTCTATTCTCTGAAGTACTAGTAGCATACTTCTTAAATCCTTTAGATGCTTTATGAGCAGTTCTTATAGATATCTGTCTAGCATTTTCATAGGCAGCTTTTAAGGTCTTAGCAAACAAAGCTACAATAGGATTACTACTAGATATAGCTGGAGTAAGTAAAAAGTCTAAGAAAGGTACATCTTTATTTGAACCATCTTCTAATGCTTTTAGTATAGTATTGTATGTAACACCATCTTCACCTATTTCTTTTTCTAGAGTTTCAAGTCTTCTTTTAGTAAGCTTATATGCTCTAGAATCAGGGTCTAGCTTTCCTAACTTCTTCTTTAAAGATGTTATCTCTTCTATGTGCTTAATGTTAGCTTTCTTAGATATTGACTCAGACAGTAGTTTAGCTACTTGAGGATTCATTTCCTCATTATATATACTTTCAATTCTACTAAAAGCTGCTACTATACTATTGGCTTTAGATAATGGAGTTCCTGGAGTTAAAGCTTCTTTACCTCCTATTTCCATATCTAAGAATGCTTGTATCTGGCTTACAATAGGCTTAAGCATATCTACTGTTTCTTTAGCCTTAACAAGCCTAGTAATCATTTCAGCTTTGTCTGCATTGTTACCTTCTTTAGCATCCCGTATAGTTTTCTCTAGCATTTTTAAGTCTCCAGGGAAATTCTTAGAGCCTCTAAGCTGGGCATATATAGTGTCAATAAATTGACTAATAGCTTTAGTCTTTTCTACAGTTTCTATACTTTCCTTGAGCTGTTGAGTAATGTATTTTTCAGCTCTACTGTTTTTAGGATTTCTTTCTAATAGTAGAAGCCTGTTCTCTAATACCTGTTTAATTTTATCTAGGAGCTTATCTGTTTGCTTAAATTTGCTAAAGTCTACATCCTCTTCAGTTACTTCATGTAACTCGTCTAAAAATTTCCTGTAAGCGTCTAAATAAAATATAGGTTCAGGAGCTAACTCAGTAACAGTATTTTCTGAAGTGCTAGTAATATGCATAGGTATAATACCTAATTCATTTTGGTCACTAAAACTGTAACCTTGAGACATTGCTAGTCCTTTGTAAATAGATAGCTGTCCAGAGTGTTTATCTTTTCTAGAAGCTTTTTTACCTCCTTTGAACCTCCTATCATATTGGTTTTCAAATTTTCCTGTGTTGTAAGGAGCAAACCTTTTAGTATCAGGGTCATAGTTAGTAGGGTTAACACTACTCTTTAAATCAAAAATACGAATACTACCATCAGGGTCTACAACTACAATATCTGCTGTACCTGCTACTCCTTTTTCTACATTGAAAAATTTAATCTGAGATAATACTACTGAGTTAGGAAAAGACTTTACAAAGTTATTTAGTGCTTCATAGGCAGTATTAAAAGCTTTATCACTAAGCATTAGGTCATTACCCTCACTAATAGCAAATTGCTTTAAATCTTGTAAAGTATCTCTTTCATTTTTTCCTAGAGTTATACTACTTAATATAAAGTCTATTTGGTTACCCCACTGTCTATTATCTTCATACAGAGTTTCATCACCATCAAAACCATAGAACTCTTTATCAGAATTTTCTAGATATGTAGTAGCTCTTTCTAAAGGTGTTCCTGTAGCAGTATGTACATAAGTTTCATCATCCTTACTACTTACTTCTGTTTGTTGTAAAAGCAAACTTTCTATAACCTCCTTCATCTTTTTAGGAGGTTTATTCCCTGTTCTACTTTCGTAGTTTTCTAGCTGGTTTTGATAATTCTGTATGTCACTAGGACTTAGTTGATTATATTCTGAACCAATTAAAGGATTTACCTTATCTAAAAATCCTTCTATTTCTTCTAAACTAGGTATCTCATAACCATTAGCTATAAACAGTTTATAAGCTGAAAATACTCCTAGTGATTCTTCAAGTAGTCTCCATTCAGGAGTGTTTTTATTAGGACATGCCATTAGTTACAATTATTAAGTAGTTCTAATACATCTGCATCATTTACATTTACAAATGTACTAAATAAAGTAGTAGCTCTATCTTCTGTAGATTCCATAGGAGCTTGCAGTTGATTATTTACAAACCCTCTAAATCCTTCTATATCTTTTTGAGAACCTAATATGTGAATTTGTTCTGGTTTTTCAACACCATATTGATTTAAAAATTCTCCTTGTTCAAACTGTTCTTCTGATAAACTTTGAATAAAATTTTTACTATAATTTTCTATAAATCCATCATCATTATTTACTTTATTAATATTATTATCAATAAAAGTAGAAGGATTTTTTAAATTAATTATTGCAGTTATTGTTCTTGAAAGACTTTTAAAACCAGGTGTATTTAATTTACCAAAATAAATATAATCTGCTCCACTTTGATAGAAAGATTTATCAAACTTATCAAATTTTGCATTTGTTCCATGATAAACAATATCTTTTACTTTACTATCTGGAAATATAGTATCTAAATATTGAGAGTATAGTTGTAGAGCTTGTTGTTTTTGTTGTGGGGTTATTTTAGATAACTCTAACTCAACTAAATTATTTGGTAATCCTGATTCTCCTTCTATTTTCTGTGCTTGGCTTAACTCTAAATTTATAGTTATAAAATCTGTTAATCTTTCTTTTTCCTTATTTCCTATTAATACCTTTCTAATTTGTTTAGAAGTAATTTCATGCTTATACTTTAAATATGCTTCTAATTTTTTAGCACCTGTATATTCTTCTTCATTTAAAGGATTTTGGTCAGGATTTTCTGCTAAAAAGTCTATAACATCTTTATATATTTCAATTTCTTTTTCTGTTAATCCAACAGTAGTTTCTAATTCAAATTTTAAATTACCTCTATTATTATATTCTTTTAAAGCTTCTTCAGCTTCTTCTTTTATAAAGAATATATCAGATTGGATATCTTCATCTATGTTTACTACAAAATAAGCAGTTCTAAACTGTTCAACATATTTTTTAAGTTTATTAACTTGCTCTTCTAACTGAGTAGCTTCTCCAATTTTAGTTTTAAAATCTTGAACTTTTAGTTCATTTATACCTTTAACAAACCCTAAAGCTTCATATACTTGGTTAGCTAATTCAGGATTAGAATCAAATAGTTCTTGTACTCCTGGTTTGATAGTACCTCTAGCTTTTGGTGTACTTCTGTAAGTCCTATTAGCCAATCTTCCTAGGTTAACAGGATTATCTACTACTAACATAGAAGCTAAATCTTCTAATGTAGTCTCAGGATTTAGTTCAGAAGGTATAATAGCTTTTTTAGAATCAGCTAACAAGGATTTAATATACTCAGATACTTTTCTAAGGAAAGTCTTAATAGCATTCCATAAACCTTTTTCTTGTTTAACACTTTCTAAATCAGCAGCATATTGGCCTATAAGGTCTACAATAGCTTCTTCTACTTGTTCTTCATAAGATAACTCTGGGTAATTCTTTTGTACTCTAGCTAAAGTCTTTTTACCTAGCTCAGAATTATTAACCTGTTTTGTTAAGTTTTTATAGAGCAGTGGATTTTGAAGTTTTACAATAGCTACAAAAGGGTGTGCAAATTCATGGAAAGGAGTATCTAGCCTAGCTTTATCAGGGTTTATTAAAACTCTACCATTTTTAAATTGTCCTAGTCCAGGAATAGAAGTGTCAAATTCCCAGTCTATGCCAAACTTAGCGGATAGCTTATCTAGTAATGAAGAAAGTTGCTCTCTGTTTATTGTTTGTTTTTCTGAGGATTTAGATTGAAAGGGGTTTTTGCCTCCTAAATTCTTAAGTATACTTTCAATTTTATCTTTATTCTCGTTAATATCAGATAGGAAGCTATTAAACATAGGCTTCATAAAGTTTTTATTATCAGAATTAGGAAGTTGGTCAAATAGTTTAAGTAAATACTCTTTAGTTATTTCAGGACTTGGTTCTTCTTTCTTTTCTACAGGAGTTTTTTCAGTAGGAGTAGCTTTAGTCTCAGGCTTAACTTCAGCTTTAGACACACTACTAAGTTGGTTAAGGAAATTCTGTAACTCTGGACTAAGTGTAGTAGCTTCAGCTTGTTGCTCCTCAGCAGTAGTAGTAGTTTGCTCTTCTTTCTCTTCCCTTATATAGTCTAAAGCCTCTACTCCTGCATTAATATCCTCTATAGTCCAGAAGAAAGGAGATATTTCTTTAGTTAGTATAGGATTAACAGCTTTGTAATAAGCAGCTACTCCATTCACATCAGTACCTTCATTAAACAAGTTACCATCCTTATTTAGAGTAACTGTATCACTAGCTTCTGGAAGACCATCTTTAATACTTACTTTAGACCTCTGCTTTTGTACAGCATATAGTCTATATATTCTTGATGTAGGTATTCCCTCTGGAGAGAACTCAACAATTTTAAAATATGCAGGATAGTTTAATTTACCATTAGAACCTTTACTTACAAGACCTGTACCCTTTATTGCTTGAGCGTTAATTCCCATCTTCATCTTATCATTGCTACTAAAAGCTCCAGAAGGTTTTACTTCTACCCCAGCATATAAGTCAAATCTAATAACACCATTTCTATCATCCTTAAATACAGGAGAGTTTTGTTTTATAATTTGTATAAGCTGCTCTTTAGTAATATTCCCTGCTTCCTTATCTTGTTTAAGCTCTTCTACAAAAGCTTTAAACTCTTCATCCTTTGAGTAATCTTTAAAGAGATTCTTACTGCTAGTAGTTCTAAGGTCATAGCCATTAGGCTGATATCTAGCATAAAGGTCTACAAATTCTTGGATAAGTTCTCCTTTAGATATTCCAAATACTCTTACAAAGGTTTTATTAGATAACCCTGCAAATAAGTCTTGTACTTCATCAAGAGAATTAGAAATATTAGTTAAGTAATGAGGAGCTATCTGTCTTATGAAGCTATCATTTTTAAATAGTCCTCCATCTTTCATTAATAGGTAATAGAAAGCTCTAGCTGCAAATAGTCTAGCTTTAGGATTTTCAGAAGTGTAAAGCTCTCTAAAAGAATCCATAAGCTTTTGTACATAGTCAGAATTATTTTTAGTTCTAGTATTAAGACTCATCTTGTACAGAGAGTGGCCATCTAATCTAGTAGCTTTATTCTTGAAAGGAATAACCTCAGGAAGCAATGCTCCAAGAAACTCATTACTTCCAACCTCATCTAAAGCAGATACCTCTGCATACAACTCATGTAAATACGATGGGTCAAATAACTTAGTAAGATTTAAACCTTTTACTTTATTAGCATACTGATGCTTATAAGCCCTCATAGATAGGAAAGACAGCAAAGATTTACGAATCTTTTTGGCTTTATCATCTATAGCCATAGTATTAGGTCTTAGAGAAGTTTTTAAAACTTCTACAATATCCTTTGCTGGTTTTGCTTCTAGTAAGAAGAACTTAGGAGATTCATGGTTAATAATAGCAGTCTGAGCTTTTAGATTAGTAGATAAGATTTTATCCTTCTTAACTAAGTCTAAAAGGTCAAGTGGATAGTCTCTAGCTGCATAGCCTTCTACATGCTCTATTGAATAGTCATTAAGATTTTGAGGGTTGCCATCCTTGCGTAGTACAACTCTAAGACCTAAGTTCTTAATAGACTCTTGAACATTATAATTCTCTGAAAATGTAGGTTTAGCTCCTTTAGCTAATCCTATAATGTCTGTAAAGTTCCTTAAGAAATCTGATACTTCTTTAAACAGCTTAATGGTTTGTAAAGCATTAACTTGTATAAAGTTATATTGGGCTTCAGTTAATGTAGAAGAGGTGGGGTCTTGAGCATATAGTAATGCTTGGATAAGGTTATCTTCAGTTAATGCTACTTCTTCAGTATCTTTTCCTTGGTATTCTCCTAGAGTTTTTGCTACTAACTTAAAAAAACCTTGTGAGTACTCTCCTTCTTTAATAGGAGAGCTATCAGCATTAATGAGATTTACAAGCTGTACAACAGCAGGTTGCATACCTGATAATACAACTTCATTAAACCCTTTACCTAATCCCATTTGAGTAAGGCTAGTACCTAAAAGCTGATAAGCCATGTTAAACTTAGAAGCTTTAGGGTCTTTACCATTATCTGTCATGGCATTAAGATTCTGTCCTATGAGGTTATTAACCCTAATACCTACATTATTTAGGATAGAATCATCTTTTTGATTCCTTGATAATTTAAATCCTTTTGCATACTCTTTAAATGTTTCAGCTACTTCTTTAGCCTCCATCCATTCAGCACTTAGGCTAACTCCAGCTTTAGCTAATCTCTGAAATATGAGGTTAAATACAGCTACAGGTCCAATATTCTTTGTACCTGTAGCATTATTAACACTAGCATTTGTTTTGTTTAATGGGTCATAGATACCAGTAACTTCTGTGTTATCTTTAACTCCAGCTTCTCTAAGTCTTTTTTCTAATTTATCAAATGCTTCTGTAGAAGTAACCTCATTGGAAATATCTTCATTAGTATCATTATAAATGAAAGCTCCTGCAACAGGTACAAGAAGGTTATTTATTTCTGTAATAGTTAAAGGATTTATAGCTGAGATATTTCCCTTCTCAAAGCTACTTCTGTTAGCAGAGATTACCTCACTGAACCTCTGGTTAAAAGCATCTTCTGAAGCTGAGTAACCTAGTTTATCTAATTGCTTAATAGATTCTTCAGTTCTTACAGTTCTAATAAAGTTTTTAGTGTTTTGTATCTTAGATTTATACTGATTTAAAACCCTTTGGATTTCCTTAAGATTTCCTCTAGCAACATTTTCTTCAAGCATTAGAGCTGTTAGCTCACTAAAGTCCTTGATACCTTTAAGACTAGTATCTAGGTTATCATCACTTGTTTCTGTTACATCAGCATCTTCAATATTACCTTCTTCAAAAGCTTCATCTATACTAGATAGAATCTCAGCAATTTGTTGTTTAGCTTCCTCTGCACTAGGCTTAAGTTTATTAAGTTCAGACTTTAAATTATTTAGTGCTTCTAAAGCTTCTTGATATTTTTTATTCTTTAGAAGTGCTTCTTTGGTATTTTCTTTTACATCATATAGTTGAGATTTCTCTCTTATATATTCTTCTCTAGCTTGCTTAATAGCTTCTTCTACATTATCAGCTTTTAAGTACTGACCAAACCAATGTATTTTATCATTACTATCTATAAAGTAATCTACTACCCTTACATACTCTGCATCAACGTCAAAGTCAGCACCAGAGAGTTTTAGAATTTCATAAGGCATAATAATTTCATTACCTGTTTCCATAGGTAAGAAATCTACTACCTTAAAGTAGCCCATTGAGTGTTTATCATCTGTAGGAATTCTAACACCATACATCTCTAAAATCTCAGGAGGAAGTTCATCTCCCTTCTTAAGATTTAAGTGTTCAGCAAACTGAGCAGAAATCTTAATTTCTGTGTAGTATTTACCATCAGCATCTTTCTTTCTATAAGCTAATCTTCTAGTTGTTACTTTACCTGCATACTTAGAAGGATTGCTTCTAAATTCTTTATCAGTAATAATTTTACCATCTAGCTCCATTACACCAGTACCATGGTCTGTTCTAAGAGTAAACTTATGCCCAGGAGCTTTATTCTTTAGCACATTTTTAGATACAAAGCTTAGGAACATTGACTCCAACTTATCAATGGTACTAGGCATATTTAAGTTGTACTTAGGTAAATCTTCAGCTCCTTCCATAGCAGATACCATCTCAATTAAATAGGAATCTGCACCTGTCTGCATTAAGCTTTCTTTAAAGAGCTTTAGAAGATATGTGTACCTAGGCTTATCATTAGAAGAAATAATCTTCTGCATCTCTTTAAAACCTTCTTCAGTTCTAAGAGATACAAGGTTTTCAAAAGCATCTTGCAAGTCACCTAAAGTAGTAGTTGTGCCAAATACAGATACTTTAGTTGTACTTTTCTGCTCTGAAAATAATAATGCCAAAGCCTGAATAGGGTCTATAATTTTAGACTTGAGGTTATCTGTTTTAACTTGCTCTTTAAAAGCTTCATCGTCTACATCAAATCCTTCAGAATCTACAATAAATCCTACTTCATTATTACCAGAGATTGAGCCTACATTAATCTTAGCTCCTTTCATTGAAGAGTCATAAGCTAGAATATCTGTACCAGTACTTTCTAAGTAATTTAAAGTATCATGGTTTAATCTCTCAGAAGGTATAGGTTTCCAAATAGCATGGATTTGCTTATATAACTCTTGCATTCTATTTACATCATTTACCCTTCTTGCATCAAAAAGTAAATCATATAGATAGTCTAGCTGCTCTCTATCTTCCTTTGTCTCTACATAAGAAGTCTGGCTTCTTAGTAAGGTAACAATAGAAGTTTTATCATAGAACCAACGGTTAGTACCTACAATTTTTCTAGGCATAACTAAGGCTCCTGCATCCTTTAGAGTTTTAATCTCTGAAGGAGTAAGCTTATAACCTTTTTCTAATCTGTTATAGATTTCATCAACAGCTTTAGTTTTCTTACCTAGTGAAGTCAAATACTTTCTTCTGTACCAACTTAATGTTCCTATGTTTTGTGCATCTGTAGTATCTTGTGAATCAAGGTCTTTTATATTAGCTGCATCAACACTATCTTTATCAAATCTATCTTTAGCTTCTACAGACCTAACTACAGCTACTTTAGTAGTACCTGTACCTAATGGAGGTCCAGCAGCAATTGTTTTAGACATTCTTTTGATAAAGTCTACCATATCCTTATAGCTCATCTTTAGGTTACCATGTATAAGGTTTCCAAAAGCCATTGAGCCTAGCATATCATTAAAGAAGTATTCTTTGAGCCTTGTTATATTAACTGTACCATCATTCTTTTCATAGAATTTAGGCAGCATTTTGTTTTTGTATACTGTTACTGTTTCTGCTTCTTCAGCAACAGCTTCTTCAGATTTTTCCTCTTCTTGAGTTTTTTTCTCATCACTAGTAGTCTCTTCTTTTCTAATAAGACTTCTAGCAGGAGAAGCAAGTGTTTCTAAGTATTGACCAAAAAGGTCTTGAGCATAAGACTGAATAAAAGGTTCTAACCTTTCTTTAGTCAAAGGCTTGCCCTCTCTAGCATCAGCTAATAACTGTTGATAAAGTTCAGGACTATATTTCTGTAGTGCAGCTTTATACAAGAAGAAATCATGGCCTTTACCTTTTGTATAGTCTTTAGTACCATCTTCTCTTAGTTTGTAGTGGTAACCTTCAATATCAAAAACAGGATTACCATTATTGTCTACACCATCATTTTCTAAAATAAACTTAATCTCTTGCTGTACATTAGCTAAATCCTCATACTCCTGTAGTATGTCTCTAAACAAAAACTCTACACCTAAAGTATTTAATTCCCCATCTCTGTTAACAAATTCATGTACAGGAAGATTAGTAGCTGTTTGAGTATTTTTATCAGAGTTTACTTGTGTAATAAAAGGTGCTAGAGTTCTTTCTTTAGCTCTATTATCTTTAGCCAAGCCTCTTGCTCCAGGAAGTCTAAATAGTTTTCTAAGTTTATTGCCTATACTTTCAGCAAACATACTTAGTTTAACTAAGTCTATGCCTCCTCCATCTAGCTCTGCATAGGATGAAGCATCACTATTTTTGTAAGTATCTTCTACAAATTCAGCTTCTCCATCTACTTCCACTTCAGATAATGAAGTAGTTCTAAGACCATCCATTAAGAATGTCTGTAGCTGCTTTAACACAGCTAAGGAGTAAGCTTCATTATCTTCTGTTATTAAAGTGCTAGTAGTGTTACCATCACTATTAACTTGATACTCTACACCATTTAGGTATGGGTTATGTTTAATAGCTTGATAAAACTTCTTAGCTATATAGTAAGGATAAGGAGTACCTTCATACTTAAACATCTCTTGAGCTATTAAAGCTCCTTCATCATCAGATACTTTATCTCTAATAGCTCTAAGTAATTCCTTAGCAGTTTCTGTTCTTTTGTTCCACTTCTTAGTCTCAGATATTAGATATGTTTTTTGAATGAAAGAATATATATCCTGACCTTTAGCATTTTGGAAAGTAGTAGTACCTACAGATTCATCAAATACAGCATTGTTTTCTGCAATAGCCTGCAATCTACCAATGGCCCCTCTATCTGTTTTAGTATCACTTTCATTTAGATTCTTTACAAATGGATTGTTTTGTGCAGCTATAGAAGAACTTAAACCTGTTAAATCATCTTTAGTTAAAGGCTTTACATCAGAAAATAAATACACTTCTTCTAGTAAACCTTCATAAAAATCTTTTTCATTAGGTGTTTCAGGTTTAGATATATACTGCTCAAGAGTGTTAACATGATTACTTAGGATGCTAAATCTTATATACCCTTCAGATAGATTTATACCTAAATCACTAAAAGCATTTTTAATAGATTGAATAGCATTACTTAGGTTTTCTTCACTTTCTATATTTTCAGAGTCGGTAAAAACACTTCTAATGTTTTTAATTAGCTCTAAGTTCTCTTCTCTATACTGCATATTATTTCTACCACTATTGATGAAAGCTTTAGCCCATTCATTAAACTGGGTTATATTAACATCTCTAGTGTTAGACTTAAATGTTTTAAAGTCCTTTTTAGCTTTATCATAAAGGACTACTAACTGCTCTGCTTTATCCAAAGCAAATGCAGAAGCAAAAGTAGAGAACAAAGCAGACTGCTGTAATACTTCAATATCTTTTTGTAACTCAGAGTCTCTAGAATCAAAATTCTCAAAGCCTAAGTCCTCTAATTGTAAGTTTATATTTGTAGTTAGGTGGTCATAGAAAGCAGCTACATTACTATTGGTTCTAGCTAAATTTTTAAGCTTAGAAAGCATATCTTTAGGGTGAGTACTTTGCAAACCTCTTTGTACAGCAGTATAGATAGTATAAGGGTTTGAAGCCATTTGGAATTTATCATTAGATAAATCTGCTAATTCTCCAAAACCAAATTCATCAATAGCTTGAGAAGAGAAAGCTATAAACTTTCTCATTTCTTTAGACAGTTGTACAAATCCTCCTACCTCTGCAATGTTTACATCAAAAGCTCTTTCAGGAGCATCATCAGCAAAGCTTTCTTCCTGAGCATTTTCTTCTACAGTATTAATATCAAATACTTGAAGCCTCATTTCTATTTCATCAGTGAGAAGTTTTTCATTCTCAGGAATACTTAAAGACTTAGAAATATTACGAATCTTACCTACAATTTGAACAGCTTTAGGCTTATTAGATTTTACCAAAGCATCTATCTCAGTTCTAAAATTTTCTACAGAATAGTAGTTACTAGACATATCCCTTATTAGGTCTAATATATCTCTTTTAGACAAAGAGCCTTTTTCAGACTTTAGCTGTAGAGCTTTGATAGCTAAAGTATTTATAATCCTTTCACTTTGGTCTTTATTAAGAAATCCTCTTTCAAGAGACTTAGTTTGATTATTGTAATAAGGTTCTCTTTTAAGTAAAGCAAACGCAGGTTTCCTAAAACTTTGGAGCTTGTTATAAGGCTTTGCTGTTCTAAATTTACCTGAATAAATATCTTGGAATAAAATGTCTAAGTCATTCTTATTAGACTTTACAAACCCTAATAGCTTCTTAATCTTATGATATAGTATTCCTAGAATACCTTTAGGCTTCTGCTCTTGTTCTAAAGCATACTTTTTAAAAGCTTCTGCCATTTGTTCTTCTAACCATAGTTTCTCTAACTCTAATCTAGTTAGGTCAGCAAACATCGAAGAAGAGTTTCTAAGGTCATTTAGGTCTTGTAATGTAGGATTACCATAGGCTTTTCTAGCTGCAAAATAGTAACTGTTTATTTGAGTAGGACTTAACAAAGTTCTAAATACTGCATGGAAAGCCTCATGGTACTCAGTTCCTACACCTGCTTTTTTAGATAGGTAAATTACATTGTTATAAAAAGCTCCCCATGTAATACCATTATTTCTTACATTATTTAGTAAGTTCCTAACATCATCCATAGAGAAAATCCCATTAGGATTCTCTGGAGTTCTCATGTTAAGCATTCTGGCTAAAGTTTGTTCAGCCTTTTTAATGTCTATCTTTTCTTTAGCTTCTGTTTGACTAATACTAAAAGGAGCTTCATCTCCTTCATCTTTAGACTTTAGTTCTGCAAGCCTTCTTTCTAACTCTATATGCTCAGGAGAATTTTCTACTAAAGTTCCTAAAGCTAATCCTTCATCTATCTGATTTTGTAAATTTCCAATAGTATCTTGAGGAATATTCTGTTGAGTAGGAGTACTTTCTAAAGGAGCTAGTTCTGCATTAGCTTTTGCTAATCTTTCTTCTGCAATAGCCTTGTATTTATTATATTGAGCATTTATAAATTCTTCAGCTTGTTCATAAGAATCAAAAAAAGTAACTTCTACTTCAGCTCTTTCAGTAAGGTTTCCATCTGCGTCAACTTCTGCTGGTTTATGAATTTTTGTAATTACGTCAACTCCCTCTTGTGTGGTATCTTTACGCTCGTCTTTAAAGTCTCTTACATCATAAATATTTCCAACATCGTGTTTTTGCCCAACATTAAATTTTGGATGATTAGCATTTGGATTTAATTTAGATTCTACATTATCTAATTGCCTTTGAGCTTTTTCTACATCATCTTTAGTATCTGTAGCTGTAGATTCTGGTTTTTCTCCACCTGGGACAGCTTCACCTGAACTTAATAATAACCTACCTTTAATTGCAGAACGTAGCTCTGCAATATCCTCATCTGTAAGGCCATGTTGCTGTTTCAATGCTTGAAGAAGCATATCTACTTGAGCTTTATCCTTTAGCTGCTCAATAGGTATTCCTTTAATTTTCTCTTTAAATGCTTGTTTAGCTTTATCTCTGTCAGACTTAGAAGTGTCTTGACCAGATTCTTCTTTTTCTACTTTTTTCTTATATGTTCTGCTTCTAGCATTTAAAGTAAGTTTAAATACAGGAGCAGAATGTAGTTTAATTTGAGAAAGGTTTTCTGCTGTATTTTCATCATTTACAGCATCAATCTTTTTTAGAATATTACCTATTTTAATAACCTTACCAGCAGTATCAAGTACTCCTTGGTTTTCAGGGTTTTTCTCATGGTAGTATTTTATTTGACCATTAATCTTTTCAATTAAAGTCTTTAAGCTTTTAATCTCTTCGTTAAAGAAATATAGCTTACCATCCTTTACAGATAACTTTAAGTTAATAAAAGCTTTAAAAGCTTTTTCCTTACTTCCAGGAGAGGAAAGCTGCAACTGTACTTTAACAGTATCATTATCTTCATAAGACACTACTGAAATCTCTGCTTCTGAAGAATTAGACTTAATGTAATTTCCATCTTTATCTTGAGCAGAAGTCTTTATAGATAAGAATAAGTTATTACCTGAAGAATCTTTAACAGTAACAGGTTTTATCTCTTCTCCTTCTTTTCTAGACTTTTTGTTAGTAACCTGCTCTTCTGCTGCTTTTAAAATACCATCTACTATTTCAGGAACACCATCTTCTTCTAGAGGAGCTGTTACTGAAGGAAATCCTAAAGAAGCCATTCCTACAGTACCTTTAGTACTGCCAGGATATAGAAGAGCAAATTGGCTGTTTACACCCTCTAAATTAGGATTAGCCTTTATACTATTTTCATATAAAGTTTGTATAGCTCTGTAAGCTTTATCTTCTTCATTTAGTAATCTCCAAGAGTTTCCTTCTTTTACATATATGTCTAAGCGGTCTGCTCTTCTACTAACTACAATAGTATCAGATTTAGATACTTCTTTACCTTTCTCTTTGTAAGAATAGGCTACACTTACTTCTTTCTTAGAATTATCTAAGTATTCTTCTAAAGAAGGTCTGTTCTCTAAAAGCTCATCTTTTAAACTATTATAGCCAAATCTAGATTTTACAAAGAATGTCTTCTTAATGAACTCTGGAGTTATTTCTTCACCCTTGGTTAACTTATCAAATAAGCTAACCATAGCATTGAAGTTCTCAGTAAATACTTCTCCTTGCTTAGTAAGGACAAGATTTCCATTCTCTATAGCAACAAAAGAAGGATTTAAAAGCTTTACATGGTTAAAATTATCTATACTGAACTTTGAACCATCAGGCATAGTAAACCTGTTAGGGTCAGCTAAACCTCCTATCCTTACCTTCTTACCTTTGTATGTTACATATACATAAGCTCCTTTACCTGTCTGTCCTGTAACACCTTTAGTAATTTGAATAGCAGGATTTCTATCACTAGAAAATTGCACACCACCTTCTGCATAGTCTTCTATAACTACAGTCATAGACTTAGCTATTTCAGCAGGAGTCATATTTCCTAAAGCTTCTTTACCTTCAGCATCTACAAAATCATCAGATATAAATACTTCAGATATGCTAGAAGAAGTAAACAGAATAGGAAGACTTTTTTCAGAAGTAGGAGAATTTTCTAAGTTTTTAATTAAAGCTTCTATATCACCAATAAATTTTTGCAGTTTTCCAGACTCTAAATACTCATTAAAAGCTGCTTGGTTTTCAGTACCAGTAAGACCAGCTCTACGCTTTAAAGCTTCTAACTTTTCTTTAGCATATTTTAACTTAGCTTTAGTCTTACCAATTTTTACATCTAAAGTATCTTCTTTAGTGTAACTAGGAGGCATGCCTTCATTAAACTCTTTAATCCATGCAGCTACAGCAGGATTTGCTTGTTCCTGCTCTTGACCTAAGTCAGGTAGTTCTTCTTCTTCCTCAGTAGGAGTTTCAGCAGTCATAGAACCATCAGGGTCACTAATAGAAGCTTTGTTAAGACGCTTGCCTATAGTATCATATAGTTTCTCTTGAACATTTCTAAGTTTATATTCTTGAGCTACCATAGGATTTACGCTAATACCAGCAGTAGTCATACCTAAATCAGAAGCTGCTTGCTCTTCTATAGCTGTAAACTTAGCAGCTTCATCTAAAAGCTCTTTAATACTATCATTAAAAGCTTCAGCTCCTTTCTTACTAGCTAGTCTATTAACTTCATTAACAAACATTTGCCTTCTAGCAGCAAGCTTTTCTAAGTCTTTTAATTTTTGCTCTATATCAAATTTATTATCAAAATAATACTTTTCTACTTCTTTCTTTAAGTTAATTACATTATCTACTTCTTCTTTAAAAGCATCAAAGTCCAAGTAAGATGCTTCTATATCTGCTTTTTTAGTATTAGCTTTTCTAGCTTCATATTCTCTTTCAACTAAAACATCTACCCTAGCTCTTTGTTTTTCTACTTTAGCAGTAGCTTCTTCTATAGCTTTTTCATTAGGGCTTTTCTTAAGTTGTTCTTTAGTAAGTTTAGCTTCAGCTTCTTGAAGGCTATTTAATTCTTCTTCATAGGTATTTAACCACCCTTTACTACCTTTTACTGCGTTATTAAAACGCATAGCATCCATTAGACTTCTTTCGTCTATATTTAAGTTTTCAGCTATTTCCTTAGCTAAAGATGCTTCTCTTTCATCTAAGTTGTCTACAGAAGACATACTATAGGCTAAAGCTCTTCTAATGTCCTCATTAAAAGCAGAACCTACTGTCTTAGCTTTATTTATATTTTTTCTTATAGACCTTGCTCTTGTAAGCAAGCTTTGTTTTACTTCATCTTTTCTACGAGAAATATCTTCGTCTGACATATTTTCATAGCCAAACATGCTCATAAAATCTTCATCACTAAGCTCTGAGGTATATTCCTCAATCATAGTTTCAACAGCTTGGTAATCTCCAAGTCTCATTCTAAACTCTACTTCAGAGAAGAAGGCTTCATGTTCAGCGTTTTTAGCACTAAACATATCTCCACTCTCTAGAGCTTCACTATATTCTTGATTAGCTTTATGTTGAGAAGCTACTTTTTCAACTAAGGCTTTTATTCTGTCTTTAGGATTAGAAGCATCAGCTTCTAAAATATATTCATCTCTAAGAGGGTCTAATTTATCTTTACCTAGAGATTCCCAAATACCTCCTTGCCATCCTAAACCTTTGCCTGTAGAAGAAGGTCCTACAAAACCTGCACCACCAATGATAGCACCAAGAATACCTTCTTTCCAACCTTCTTTAGAACCATAAGTTTCTGCAAGACCTTTAGCAAAAGATTCTGCTAAATCTACTTGTTCTTGTTTGTTCTCTACATCTAAGTATCCTGCTACATAGTCTAAAGCTGTAGCATTGATAGTACCTTGACCCATTTCTTCAAAGATGCCTTCTGCTACAGGTCTTTCTGCTACATTATATACTTTGTTAAAAGCTTTTCTATAGTTGCTTTGATAATCAGATTTTTTAATATACTCCTGTTTCTTAAGTTCTTCTATAGGAGTGTTAGTCCTTTTAGAAGCTCTAGCTAATTGTTTGTTAGATAGGTTTTCTGTCTTTGTTAAACCCTTAGCTACTTTATCTTTTTCTTGTTTTAATGCTCTACCTATTTTTCCTGGAAGTTTAGGACCAAATGTAGTAGGTAGTGTAATCATGTTACCTACACTAACTAAAGCTGAGTTAGCTGCAAATACACCATTAGCTACATTATAGATTTTATCCATAGCTTCAGCTAACTCAACTTCTGAAGGCTCTCTACCATTTTCTTTTATAAAGTCTTCAATAAATTGAGTTCTAGCTTCATCTGCATAGTGCCTAGCTTCTACACCAGCTTCATAGAATGTACCAGTACCTATCTTCCTTAAACCTCCTAATACCTCGTCTGCTGTATTTAAGTTGCCTAGTGTGTTTAATCTTCTAGTAGCATCTCCTACCTTAGAAGTTTTAGTGAAAGCTTTTAAAGCTCTAGTGGTTCTACCTAATGCGACAGGAGTAGCCATACCTGCTGTTAGCATTTCTGTAAGTACAGCACCAGCTACAAAAGACATACCTGATAATACATCATTAGCCCAAAAGTTAGCTGTAAACATTTCTCGTAATAGGCTATAATCTTCAACTTCCTTTCTTACATAGTTAGGAAGATACTCATCCATAGCAGCATTAGCATCATCTAAAGCTCTTTGGAATGCATTATCATAAACATTCTTAAAACTTCCTGTAGCTGCCCCATAGACTAATCCAGGAATCATAAGTAAACCTCCAGCTACATTAGTTGCTGTTTTTCCTAAAAACTTAATACTCCCATTAGCCCATTGGTCTGCTACAGATTGGTCTTCTGCAAACAGGTCTTCAATATCTGCACCTATATATGGAGTTTGTCCAGTTTTTTCTACATACTCTCTATACCTTTCAGCAGCTTCACCTGTTAACCTCTTAGGTTTAAAAGCAGGGTCTGCTGGAGATAATATAGGTTCTTCTCCTGTAGATTCAAAGAAGTCTTGTTCAGGGTAAGCTTCTTCAAATTCTTTAATTCTTTCATATTGTTTGAATTGTTCCTCCATTGGAGAAACATTAGGAGCATAAGTATTAAAGAAAGCATCATCATTAGTATTACCAGCATTAGGATTATCAATGTATTCCCATTCGCCAGTAGCTTCGTTAAATTCCCACATATATTATTACTTAGATAAAAGTAGAATACGAATTTAAACAAAATATGTTACTTAGCTATCAATAGTTAAACTCTACATGATAGTGAGGAACATTACCTTTTACTTCATGGTATAAGACTTCAGCACCATATTTAGCTTTCCAAGCTTTACCTTCAGGAGTTAATAACCAGTCCCAAAATTTTAAACCTTCGTCATCATCTCTAATATCTATAGCTTTACCAGCTACATGAGGAGGATTTTTAGGTGCAGAAGATGAATCATCTTCATATAAGGCATCTTGCTCTTCTTGAGTTCTATAGCCACTGGTAACAGTAATACCAAAAGGTATTTCTTCTGTAGGTGACTTTAAATAGTCAGTTATAGACTGCTGTACTTCAGCAGTTTTATATTTTACCTTCTGTCTCTTGCCTGAGGTCTCTGCTTTCCCACACTACTGGAGGAACCTCCTTGTCCTCCAGCTAATAAAGTTCCTAAATACCCTAGATAAGTTCTAGCATCATCAGCATTTTTAATATTTGTTGGGTCTAAGACTTTACCTTGAGCATTTCTAATACTACTTACCTCTATTACTTCACCATTAGGGGCAGTTACATTAACTTTAATAGTAGCTTGTGCAGTTCTAGTAAAGTTGTATATATATCCTCTAGTATCTCTAATAGGAACAGAAATGCTTTCTGTATTTGTAGGGTCTAATGTAAACATAGTATCATAGGCAATATCTAAAGTGCCTAATTCACTTTCATTAAACATTAGATTTGTTCTTAATAGATAAGATGCATCTCTTACTCTGGCATCATTATCTTTAGACATCTGTATAATAACTTCCCTAAAAGCAGGAGCTTCTGTATCTATTAAAGTTTCAAATGTAGCTGTCTTACCATCTTCATCTGTTACAACAATAAGATTTGTAGCTTGTCCACTAGAGTTAGCATTTATATAAGCAGCAGTTACTTTTGGATTATCTCCAAGTCCTCTATCTGCAAATATTTTTTCTAATGAGTTGTTTCTTTCATCCTTACCATCTCCACCAGCAGCCTTTTGCAGGTCTACTAATAAAAGATTAGGGTCGTCATTATATTTTTCTTTTAAGTTACTTAAAAAATTACCTACAGCTCCTTTTTTACCAGAGCTACCAATGTTTATTTCTCTAATTCCTATCCTCTCACGTTCAGATTCACTTTGAAGTTTTTCTACATTTTTCGTAAATTTAGATGTAAAACCTACAATATCTGCTAAAGGTTTAGTTAAGGTAAAGGTATTAGTACCTGTATAATTGTACTGCTCAGTTACAAATCTCCAAGCTCCTTCCTTGCTATCATATTTTAAAATCCCTAAGTCTTTTAATTGAGATAAACCTTCACTATTTTCTACTTGTAAGTTAGAGTATTTCTGATGTAGTAAGTTTCTAGTAGCAAAATCTCTATTCATTAGAGACCTTTTATCAAAACCAGTTTCTTTAGATACTAACTCTAAACCACTAAAAGACTTTTTAATAATTTCATCACTTAAACCAGACTGTTTACCAGCTTCTGTAAATATAGTTTCAAGCCGTTCTGCTTTTTCTGAAGCTTGCTTAAAGGTACTATAATTTGTAAGAATACTATTTACAACATCTAAATCCCCTGTTCCTATATTTGGATTTTGTTTTAAGTCTACTATAGTCTGAAGCATTTCAGTTTGTAGAGATTCTACTTCATCTCTATTAAAACCAAATTGGGTCTGTAACCTACCGCCTTCTTTAAAATAGTCATAAGGATTAGCCATCATTTCTACAAAAGTGTCGGGTAAATTGTAAGCTTGCTGTAATCTTGCAGCTAGTTCAGGATTACTATTTTTTACTTCTTCATACTTTTTAATTAACAATTCATCAGCTCTTTCTTCAAAACTTCCTGTAAAAGCTTCTCTAAGTAAAGGAGCATATTCTGGGTTTGTCATAGCGTTACCTACTGCTGTGGATACATAAGTAAGAAGGTTAGAATAAGACTCTTGTTCAATTTCTTGAGCTACAGTAAGGTTTTTAGAAATATCAACATCCTGAGTAGAAGCTCCAGTACTTACCATCTCTAAAGAGTAGTTATCATCTTCATCACTTCCAGTACCTCTACTTCCACCTCCAGGTACATTAGTAGCTTTTCCAGGAATATCTTCTTCATTTCTATAGAAGCCTTTAGATGCTACACCTGTAACCAGATTTTTAATATCTTCAAAAGAGTTTAAACCTAAAAATTCTTTTATATAACGATACTGGTCTTTATCTCCTTGTAGTACTCTATTAGTATATTCATCAATTGCTTCTTGAGTAAAAGTATTATCTAAATTTAAGTTAGTTATTTTTTTCCCATCAGGTGTTAACCAGATTAATTTACCTTTCTCATCGTAGCTATAACTACCTTCTCCATAGATTTTTTTTATAGAAGGTTTTAAGTAACTAAGTAATTCGGTTGAAACAGTTTCTTCTACTTTATCTTCAATAGGAGTTTTAATATCTGCTTCAGAAATTTCAGAAGGGTCTTTCCATCCCCATTGACCTGTAACAGGGTCTTGCTTCATTAAGTCAGCAAAGTAAAGAGATGCTGCGTTAGGCTTTCCTAAGTAAGGAGCTACATTAGCTTCATATAATTTATAATGCTTTCTAATCCTATTAAGCTCAGGGTCAGTCATAAATTCTCTATTCAAAGCTCCTAGCTGACCTGTAACTCTACCATAAGAGCCTTTATTTTTTTCAAGCTCTTCTTCTAAATTAGCTATAGAAGTGCTAAACTTATCTCTATAAGCTTGAGCCATACCTGTTTCTTCATGCCAAGGAGCAGCCTCTATAGCAAACTCTGATGTTCCTAATTGAGTTCTAGCAGTATCTAAACCCTTCTGCTTAGTTTCCAGGTTTTGCTGCATGAACTCCAAAGGCATATCTATGAATTGAGATTCATAGGGAGTATCTACTGGTCGTATAAATCTAACTGCCATTTTACTATTTTATTTCTGTGTAAGTACCATCAGGATTTTTCTTATATCTTCTACCATCATCTGTTTCAATAATATTCTCATAAGTAGCAAGTCCTGAAGGAGCTAATTTAGGAATTAATTGCCCATTTACCACATCATATCCTATTATGCTAAAATCACCTGTTTTCATGCTATTAACAATCATATCTTGCATTCGTTTAGCTCCCATGTCTTTAGAAAATCCTTGGACATTACTACCTATACCTTCTGCTCCTTTCATACCTAGCTGCCATCTGTTAGCTATAGATTGGTCTTTAAGTAAAGCATTCTTTTCAGCTTGTGCAGCAGCTAATTGAGCTTCTTGGTTAGCAATGCCAATGTTACTAGTATCTATACCATATCTAGTTTTAGCTAAAGCCTCTCCTAAGTTCATAGCCATACTAGGACTAGCTACTGCCATATTAGATAAATAAGAACCTTGTGTAGGTGCACCTCTTCTAAAGCCCTCTCTAGTATTAGCTAAAGCTTGGTTACCAGCAGCTTGTTGTAAAGCTACAGGAGTATAATCATACCTTTGAAGTTTAGGAGCAGCAGTATAAGTAGGGTCTGGAGCAAAAGCAGCAGCAGCTATATTACTTAGAGGCCCTACCATAGAACCTGCTGCACCAGCAATGTAAGTATCCATAGGAGATTTATAATCTTTAGGGCCTTTTAAAGTAGGCTTACGTTTTTGTGGTTTTTCAAAAGAAAGAGCTTTAAATTCTTCTAAAGAAGGGCCTTTAACAGTATAATCTAAAGAAGTAGGTATTTTTATAGGCTGCGAAGTAGGTATTTTTATAGGCTGCATTAATGAGCTAGATTGATTACTATTTTTACTAAAGTACTGGGGAGCAAAAGCTTTAACTTCATTTACTCTCTTAGTCCACTCAGGTAAATTAGTATTAGCTCCTGTTGTATTCCTATAACTTCTAATTTTTTCAGCAGCAAATGGGTCATTTAAAGCATCACCCATTGCCATAACATCAGCACCATATTTTCCCCAAGCTTCGTCTACTTTAGCAGGGTCTAATTTCCCTTGTGAATACATTTGAAGTTTTTGTGCAGGAGTTAACTTCCCGGCTGCTACCATCATAGATGCTCTAGGGTCTTCACTATTAAAAGCAAAATCAAAAGCCATAGCTTGTTGTGAATCAGGCATTTCATAAAGACCATATTTATTAAAATATTGATTTATACCAGCATTAATAGCTTGATTTCTACCTTCTTCAGTGTTAGCATATTGTGTGGCTCCAGGTTGTGTAAATCCATAATTAGAGTAACCTAATCTAGTTTCTCGGTCTAAAGTATTACCTACAATATCATATATTCTATCATAGTCATCAGGAGTTGATACTTTTTCTGTAGAATACATATTTTCAGGAACTAAATTTCCTTGATTTTGCTGAGGAAACAACTTATCACCCATTTGTTTAATTACTCTGCCTCCATATCTCATCATACCAGGGGGTTGAGCTTGTGGAGGCATTTGCTGTTGCATAGCAGGTTGTTGTTGTCCTTGCATTTGTTGGGCTACCATTTCTACTATTTGAACAGCTTGCTGTTGTGGTACTCCCATTTCAATTAACTTTCCTACAACTTGCTCAGGTGCTACATTTTGTTGCAGCATTTGTGCTACTTGCTGAATAATCTGCTGTGCAGCTTCTTCTTGACCTCCACCTTGTTGTGGCATTTGTTGTGGTTGCATCATGTCTCCTCCCATTTGGTAGTAACCTCCATCTTCTTTTGCAAAATTTCTAGCAAAGTTAGCTTTTTTTCTCATAGCTGGGGAGTACTTACCTTCAGGTGCATTTAAAATAGTACTAGCTGCTTCTTGTACACCCATACCCATTTTAGAAGCTTGGGCTTTAAAAGTACCTCTTTTAGAAGGGTCTATATGAATACCACCTTGAGCATACATCATAGGGCCACCATAGTTATACATAGCAGGTTCCATATCCATATAACCACCATCTTCCCAAGTAGCTCTAGCATAAGCTCTAAAGTATGGATTCTTAGCTAAGTTCTTTTTATGTCTAGCGTAGAAAGCTTTCTTACCATATTTAGATTTACCTCTTTCTCCTAGCTTAGGGTCACCAAAGTATTTCTTAGTTCCATCAGGACCAGTAACTACGTGAGTTTTTCCTTTTCTGTCATTAGACCTTCTAACAGTATAACCACCTTTTCCATACTCCATAGTATCATCATAATCCATATATCCACCTACTTCCATATTAGATTTAATTTTTGCCTGTACATATTCAGGTAAAGCTCTAAAGCCAGGATTATCAAAACTACCACCTTCAGCATAGTAACCACCATAAGCTTTTTCAGCAGCTTTAATCTTACGTTCTTGCTCAAGCATTTGCTTAGTAGGTTTTTTACCACTACCTCTATTAGCTCTGATGTTATCCCATAAGCCTCTTCTAGAATAAGAGCCATCAGCTCTTTTAATCATTTGACCACCTCTTGCCATTTTTTCTTCTACAAAAGGTGCTTGTGTTTGTATAGGCTGGTCTACTAACATTTGTTGAGAACCATCAGCACCTGTAACCATTATAGGGTCATTATTATTTGTAGGAACTACTTGTGTAGGTCCACTGCCAGGAAAAGCAATACTATTAGCATCAGGATACATATTATATCCAGCTTGTTGTTCTTCAGGTGAAGCTGCTACAACATTCTTTTGCTCTTCTAATTGCCTGTCTATATTATGGGCTTTAATAAGCTTCTTCATCTCACTATCTATGAAATTTAAGGTAAGCTTATCATTAGGACGAAGTTTATCTCCTCCCTGTTTTTTAATAGCTTTACTTATGTCTGCATAAGATTTACCAGCATACTTTTCAGAAATACCTGCTTCTCTTAAAGCTGTTTTAGAGGCTTTAATTTTTTCAGACATTACATAGTTTTCTGGAGTGTAAATAGTTTCAGGACCTTCTACTTCTACATCTGGGCCTTGACCATTATTAGGTAAAGTAACACCACCTTCTGCATGTGAAGGGCCTCCTATTTCTGTTAAACCTAAGTTTTGATTTAACATTTGCCCTCCTTGTTGATATCTAAATCTGCCTCCTCTAGAAGCCATAAATGTTTTCATATCTTTAAAATTACCCATTAATCCTGGAATTTGTTGTATAGCTTGTCCAACAGCATCTCCTTCAGGGCTTCCTGAGAAACCTGAAACTGCTTTACCTGCTCCTTTTACAGATTGAGTTACTGCTTGCTCAGGGGATGCTATACCTAAAGCTGCACCACCTATAGCACCTACTGCATTACCTACACCTGCATAACCTTGTTGTTGTTGTGCAGCTTCTCCTGTAGTTCCTGCTGCTCCTTGTAGAGCTTTAAAGCCCATATCTGTAAGCTCATCAGTAGCTCCCTTTGTAGCAGCATCTAATAAACCTTCACCTACACCATATAAACCTGCCATAACATCTTCAAACACAGAAGGCTCATCTACAGCACCTCTTCTCATTCTATCTCTGTTTAAGAATGAAGCACTAGTAGGTGTAGTTAAAGAACCACCCCTTTCTTTTTTATTTTTTCCTTTAAGATAGTTTGATTTTACCGCATATTCAGGAGTTGTTCCATATTTATTATAAAAATCTCTATCTGTATATATTATTTCTTTACCATCTTCAATTACTGACCACCTAGTTCCATCTTTTGTCCCTATCATTGTGGGTGTTGGAACAGTAAATTGTTGTGGTTCATAATCACTAGAAGTAGGTTTTTGATTAGTAGAACTTTGATAAGTTTCCCAAGCAGCTTGTGAGTTAGGACCCCATATACCATCTATTTTACCTGTATATAATCCAGCTTCTTTTAATAGTTCTTGTTTTTTAGCATTTTCATATTCTTTAGTACTTTTTATAATTACTTTTTGTGCTGGTTTTTTAAAGAAAGGGTATGTTGCTCTATTTCCTTTATTTTCATAAGACTCCCATGTTGGGTTATTTGTATTTGATTGTGGATACTCTACATTTATATGTCTTAAATGTCCAGATTTATTAACAGCATCAATAACTGCATTTTTATAAATAAGACTTTTATTATGCAAATCTAAACTATCTGCATAAGCTTGATACCTTTCCATTCCTGCTGGGTCATTAGGGTCTACATACATAGTAGGTCTGCCACCTCTTTGAAGTTTTATTCTACCACCTAATTCTTTAAAACTATCATATCCTTCTTGTATAGATTTATCTTTAGCTTTTTGTACACTAGTTCTAAAGCTTTTCCTATTTCCTGGAACTTCTACATTTTTATGGCCTTGTAACCATAAATCTTCTAATGATAGCCTACCCTCAGCATAATCTTTAAGTACTGCTCTTGACTGAGATAGATTTATTAAAAATAAAACATATTGCTGTCTTGGAGAAAGTTCAGTTGCAGATTTAGCTTTTAGTATCTCAGGGTCAGGTTTAAGCTTTAATTTATTAGCTACTATTTTATATCTATTTTGAGCAGTCTCTAAAGAATCGTTTTCAAACTGAAATATACCTCTTCCTGGACCACCTCCATGTTGTAGTTGTCCAGGGTCCATTGTACCAGCAGATTCATGGTAACCAATAGTATCAGCCGTTCTTCCCCAGAAATCTCTAGTACCACCTCTAGTATCTACTAAAAAATCTAATGAGTTTTCTAAATCTAAAACGTCAGATTTTTTCTTTTCTTCATATTGAGCTTTTTGTAATTCACCACCTGTTTGTTTTTTATCTACATATTGTAATTGGTTATCTCCAAAGTAACCTTCAACATTTGGAACTACATCAAAACGTCTATTGTTTTCTGGATTTAGTGCATAACCTTGCATGTACTCCATCCAAGCTGTAGGGTGTTGTTTAGATTTTAACCACATACCATTAGTACTATCTACTGATGGCCAATGACCTGTTTCATCTGGGGTATAACCTAACTCTAATGCTTTCTGCATGTTGTAAGTACCACCACCCTGCATAACAACAGGATTAAGACCTAGAGCTTTCCTAAAAGACATCTCTCCAGGATAATCAGATTCCTTTTTCCTTCTAACAGGTTTTTTAATTCTTTTCTTAGCCATTAGAATACACTTAAAGTGACATTAGTATTAAAAGCATTTAACCTAAAGTTCCTGTTATTAGAATTGTTATAGAAGACTTTAATCTTAACATAAACATCCCTAAGATAAGGCTTTATAGGCAATGGACTATTGTAATCATTAATCATATTAATTCTCCAAGTTCTTTCTCTTCTTACTACATTTTGTTGTGGAGTAAGAAGGGTTAAGGAGTTTTGAGTACTTTGGTAATCATTGTAAAGCAAGATTCCTGTTATAGTCTCTAAAGGAATATCTATACCATTATTATCAAATACCTCTGTCCAAAACTCTAATGTATCAATACGAAAAGTAGGAAGTTTAGTTGCATCTGGGAAGTTAACAATAAACTCAGCTTCAGATGTTGTAGGATTTTTACCATAAAATTTACCATAATCTCCTTCATTATGTAAATAGACAGAATTGCTGGTATCAAAAGGATTAGCAGAAAGTAGCCTTTTACCAGTAGAAAGATATAGGTTAGGAGTAAAAGTATAGAATGATTCAAAAGCTTGAAGCATCTCATTAAACCCTATGGTAAATTTGTAAGTAATAGCTTGCTTGTTTTGAAGAGCTGTTATAGTACCACTAACTACACTAACAGCTAAAGTAGTCTGGTTAATAGATTCTACCTTATATACATTGTTTCCTATATAGAATATATCACCTTTATTTAGAACTTGTATAGAAGATGGTGATACATTGGTCATAGTATATATAGTAGGGCTACCTGCACTTATGGAAAAAGTATCAAAGTTTATAGCTATCTTATTAAGAAAAGTCATGTAAGCCTTATTGTATACACTATCATAAACTCCATGTATACCGTTATTAAGTAAAACTTTATCTGTATCTAATATATCTCCTTCTAATTTCTTTCTAAAGAAGGCAGAAAGTCCTTTAACATCAGATAAACTTTCTAACATAGGACCTGTTTTAGATTCACCAATACGAAAGAATCTTTTAATCCTAGAATCAAAGAAATACACAGCTCCAGGCCCTGTTATTACAGAGTGTTGATGGAAGCAGCCATATTCTTTTGATAAGTAATCATATCTAGCTAGTATAGTACCTGTACCTACTTGAAAGATAGCTCCAGTAGCAGAATCAGGCAAAGCTGTTTGTTCTTGTGAACTTACTATAGATACTCCTCTGTCTTGCAGAGTAAAAAGTCTTTCTTTAAGATTGGTTATTTTATTTATAGGCCCATAATTACCTTCTAATGGAAGATAATTATTTACTAAGTATCTTCTCCAATTATCCTGTATTTCTCTATCAAATTTTTCTTCAGATACCCACACCCAATTAGGATGTTCTTCATCTGTTAAAAAGTTAAAAGGTCTAGGAAAGTATTTCTTAATATTGTTTTCTTGAGAGTATGCTCTATTATATTCAGGAGCCTCAGCTAAGAATTTAGCAAATTCAGGCCCAGCAGCTCCAGCAGCAATGTTTTGTATAGTAGCTGTAGTGTCTGAAGTAAAAACTTGCTCATTATTCCATAAATCCCCATGTCTGTAGGCTATGTTAAACTCTGTTTCACAAGGGAAGCAGATAGCTAAAGCAGACATTCTTGTAGAAGCAGGGTCATAAATAGCTCCTAATCCAGAGGCAGATGCTATAGTTCCAGAAGAAGGATAGCTATAATCTTCTTTCCAATGGAAGAAAGTTAAAGTAGTATCGTAGTAGCTAGTGTAAATATCCCCATTATACACTTTAATAGATTGTGTAGAGGCTACTATATCTATAGGAAAGAAGTCAGATGCTGCTATATATTCATTGTTATATCTAGAAGCTCTCCAAGGCCCCCCATATTGTCCAGTATTATACCTACATAAAGCTACTATTCTAAAGTAGGGGTCTTTAGTAGTTTCATTATATAGAGGGTAATCTATATGACTATTATTAAAAGGAGTATCAGGTAATTGACAACTGCCTCCAAATCTACAGAATAAAGACTTAGTACCAAATGATGATAACTCAAAGTCGGCATTACTTTTAAAACACTCAATACCTATATGATGGTAATCTAAAGCTAACATAGTAGGAGAGAAGCTAGAAGGTATAATACCTTCAATATCTACTTCTTGTTGGTTTAGTAGGGTTACTATATTTCTACCATTATCAAATACTGAAGTATATTTAACTAAGAAAGCTCCTGAAGCTTTAGTGTTATTATCTACATAATCTGCCCAATAGCATACTCCTTGATTAAAAAGCTCTCTACCAGTAGAATCATTTACCCCTGTATAATAAGTATCAGCATCAGCTCCAGGTGGAGGGCCAGGAACAGTAGGTAAATCTCTAGAAAAAGAATAAAGAGATAACAGCTTTATATGCGTAGCATCATTAGTTTGATACTCATTAAAATCTAGTTCAGGGAATTTTATAATTCCTAATGAGTTTTCCCTAGTTACTCTAGTAGCAGCAGTAGTATCTCCATGTTCTCCTGGAACACCATAAATATAACCAAGACCTGTTTCTCCTTCACTAAAATCATTGTTTATAAAATGAACTGGGGAGTTATGGTTTGAGTCAGCAAAAGAAGCTAAAGATAAACAATCAGCTTTATCTCCATTTATACGTACTCTACTTCTTAAGGCTCCAAATAAAGCTCCAGTGCCTAGTCTAGTTTTATCTTTCTTTTGTCTTTCTACTCTTACTACTCTAAATCCTGTAATATCAGAAGGTAGATTAGTAAAAGTGAATTCTATACCAATAGACTTAGTATTAATTCTTTTATCTCCTGCACCATCATCTAGGTATTCTGATAAGTCAAATGCATCTAAATCTCCAGCAGGAGCCTCCCAAGGTTCAGGTATTCTAATATCTGAAATCCATTTAATAAAGGATTCTTCTCCCTTGTCATTGTAAAATACTACACCATACCTATAAACTTCTCCTCTAGCATGACCTGCATATACTGTAGACCTTAATGGATTTTTATATCCAGACCATCCATCTTGAGGATATGCAAATCCTGCTAAAGAAGGAGTTCCTAAGTTATCAGAACCACTGCTAGTATTTAGATTATTAACAAAAGGAGAGTTTATTAAGTTATAATTCTTTAAGTTAGTAGAAGCAACAGTACCATTAAATGCAAAATCCATAGTACTGTCTGCTCTTAAAGATTGTGTAACAAACTTATAAGATACATTAGCTCCTTCACCTCCTATAGTAACTCCATCTTCTTGAAACTTAGATTGGTGGCTATTCAACCAGTTATCATAGTTTCCTCCAGGTACTAATCCAAAGATAGTGCCTGATTCATCATTATAAGCATTTACTGCATCTTCGTCATCATCTAATGCATGAAGAGCAGTTATATCAGCAGGAATGGTAGCATCAAAGTCTTGAAAGCTGCCATCTCTAGAATAAAGTCTACAAAGTTGGGATGAATTAAATCTGTAGGCTCTAGCCTCATAATCTAAATCAAATGTTCTAGACCTAGTGTTAGCAGGATATAACCTATTTTTCTTTTGTGTAAAGGTTTTAACTCTATCAAAAAAGATTAAAGGATTTACAAATTCTTCTACACTAATAGCTATTTTATCCTCACCTCCTGTTATAGTAAAAGACATTGAGTCTCCATCAATAGGAAGGTCAAACACAGCATTTATAGTAGGTACATTTTCTACTTGATACTGTACTAAAACTACTCTAATAAAATCATATTTTAAGTCAATATGATTAATAGTAGTTTGTATAGATTTACCTGATATAGTACCTACAGGTGCACCTTCATAGTTAGCATACTGATTAGAAGATATAACAGAATCTGTAAGAGGTACTAATTTACTTACAGGAGCATAAGCTGTTATAGCACCATCATTACTGTAAAGCTGGTAGGAAATTTGATATGTACCTACTTCTAGTAATCCTCCTGCAAGCACTCCTTCAATAATAGGAGTACTCATATCTACTGAAGGCTTCCAATCTAAAAGCTCTTTAGGAACAGCAGGACATTGAGGATTATAAACATTTAATGCTCTAGGATGATTATAATTATCAGTCCAATAGAAAGTACCTCGTAAGGAAGACTCTTTTCTGCCTAGTGCTTCTCTATAAACCTCATGGGCTAAAGAAAAATCTAAAATGTTGTTATATTTTAAATGCTCAGATGCAACCAAAGAAGTACCTGATGCCCCTATAATAGATTCTGTAGAATCATCGTACTGCAATACCCATACTTGGCCAGCAGTATTAGAAGGTGTTTCAGATGTATTGGTATTACTTGTAGTAAGAAGAATAATTTCTTCTTCTAAGGTTCCCCATCCTATAATGGAAAGATTAGATTGTGCAGTTACTACAGTAGCTACTGCTAAACTTCCTGAAGTTACAGAAGGGCTAGGATTTAAAGAATATCCTTGTATTACTACTTCTTGAGAGTTATAATAAACTCCATACTCTCCTGCTGCTATATCTGCTGCTATAGTAGCATTAGCAATTATAGCGTCATAAACATCAATAGGGTCAGTAGTAGCAGCTAAAGAAATATTTACATTAGTGCCATTTATTACAAGTACTGCATTTGTACTACCAGTAATAGTAATGGAATAAAAAGGCTGAATATCAGGAATACTAAACTCTAGCTTATTTCCTTTATGATTAGAAATAATACCAGTAGACTGTCCTGTATTTGTAACTAAATCTATATCTAAAGCATTGAATAAATGCTGGTTATCATTATTAGATATAGATAAATCTTGGTTTAAACCTTTTATATATGAACTTGTAATCTTAGGCATTATACTAATTTTAATAAGCTAATCTACTGCTAAATCCTCCTAAAGTACTGACTCTAGGATGATTATACCTTTCTTCTGGATGCTGTAGATTACCAAAGAATCTCTTATGTTCAAATACTTTAGGAAGTGACCTAAGCCTTTGATTTTTGTAAGACTCCCATTCATCTAAATTCTTAGGCATCTTACCTTCATTCTTAGCTTTCTGATAATAAAGAGACAGGTATCCTTTAAACTCTTCATACTTACCTTGAGTGTATTTATCTGTAAGATATAGCTGAAAAGCTATTTTATTACCTATATACCATGTAACATAATTAATTACAGACTGGTTATCTGGAATCATAGGTAACCCATTTTCATCTGTAGGCACAGCTTTATAAGCCATAGCTACTTTGCCCTCTTTGAATGAGGTAAAAATGTAGTTATTGTTTACAGTATAGGTTAAATCAGAGTTCATTCTGAAATCTATATCTGTACCATGGTATGTTTTATAAAAGGTATTGGTGTCCCAACGCATAGGCATAAAAGTATAGCACTTTTTATCAGAGCTTACTTTATTTGCATCATTTTGAGAACATACTAAAGAATTACATAAAGAAGTTCCATCTCCTACAGTACAAGTTTGGTCAGTATTATAATCTACATAGACGATACCTGAAACTATAGCTTTAGCAGTACTAGGATGTACCTCTACAGCACTAGCAGTTTGAGTGATAGAAAATAAGTCACAAGGAAGCTTTCCTCTACCATCTTCAATGTGAATAAAATCTTTATGGCCTAATTCTTTGTTACCATCTGTAACTTTATCTACATAGAAGCAAGGAACTTTTAGCTCTCTTAAAGCTTCTCCTATCCATTCTAAAACATCGTTAAACTGTAAAGTATAGTCCCATCCAAAATCTCTGTACATTTTATCAATAACAGAGCTGGATGAAACCATTAATCCATTGTACATATTATCCCATGTTTTTAATTACTGAAAGAAGCTTCTTAAGATTTTCAGATTTTTCTTCTTTAACCATATCATCAGGAGGATTATCAGAAGCCATTGCAAAGGTTTCTACCTTTTTACCATCATACATGTAGTCTGAACCTCCTTCTTTAGGCATTTCTCTGACATCTTTAAATACTAAATAACCCCCATCTTTAAGCTCATAAGTGCAGATGTGAGTAACAGTATTACCTGTTTTTTCTGTTTTTTCTACTTTAGTTTTGTAGTAACATTCGCTTATGTGTGACATAATCAATAATTTATTTCAAAATAATCAACTTCTATGTTATTCTTTAAGATATAACTTAGATGTCTGTCCAGTTTTCTAACTGGGTTAAACTTATATACGGATTTATTT